GCAGCGCCGTGCCGGTGCCGTCGCCGGCCACCTCGCCCGTGGCCGCTTCCATCTCGACGCCGGTGCCGGGGTGCTCCCGCTCGGCCGCAACGCTCGGGCCGCCGTGCCTGGTGATCTTCGCCATGTGCGTCTCCACGTACTCGGTACTGCCGCACTGCGGACAGCGTGGAGCGCCGACCGAATACACGGCCGTGCACCCCACGCATGTCCACGTCACGTCAGGCGCCCAGCTTCGGCAGGTTCGCCGGGTTCCGCTGAACCGCCAGGTCGTGCAGGATCGCCGTGACCAGGCCCGCCGAGCCCGCCGAGCACTTGACGTACTTCTGCCCGTCGGGCAGCGACGTCGCGTCCACGGTGAACGCGACCGCACCCGACGCGATCGTCACCGCGTTCGCGGCCGTCTGNGTCGCCTTCACCCACGCGGCNGTGCCGTTGGTGGCGGTGTTGGTGTACTTNGTNGTNACGACGCTGCCGGGGCTGGCGTACGNCCCGCCGAACGNGNCNGAGCTGGTGACGGTGAAGGTGTCGTTGCCGGTGCACACGAACGTCACAGCACCGGCGTCCTTCAGCGACACCGCCGCACCCGCCGCGATCGGCGCGACGTTGAAAACTCGCCCGAGTCCTTCCATGGTTCTTCCTTTCCGGCCGGGGGTTTCACTGCCCGGCCTGGCCGGCCGCGCCGGGGGGTTGACTGCCCGGCACGGCTACGCGAGCCCCGGTCAGGACCCGAGCTTGACGATCGGCGACAGCGTGTCGGTGCCCTGGTTCGGGGTGATCGCCGACTGCAGCCACGGCCGGCCGTCCACGCGCTCGATGATCCGGACAGCCGTCTGGTCGTTCTTGAACTTGTAGTGCGGCGAGGTCTCGATGCTCATGGCCTGCCGGTCGCCGACCAGGTAGTACGAGAAGTCGATCAGCGACAGGTCGCCGACCGAGCCGAGCGCGGGCACCTTCTCGGTGAAGATGACCGGGCGGCCGAGGATGGTCATGGGCGGGCCGTCGATCGCCTGCCCGTTGTTCAGCCACACCGCCGGCGAGGCGACGCCGTTGGTGTCGGAGACGACCATCTGCGCGAGCTGCGGGAACACGTTGATGTTCGCGAGCCACACCGCGTTGCCCAGCGACGCCGGGAGCATCCGCGCGTACATCTTCACCACGTCGGCGAAGTTGACCTCGCTGGCCGCCGCGCGCGCGACGCTGACGGCGCAGTCGCCGTTGAGCGCGCCGACCGGCTCACCCGCACCCGACCCGGCGATGAACGCGACGTCCTCGAACCAGGCGATGGCGCGCGGCCACACCTGGTTCAGGAACGCGGCGAAGGAGATGATCGCGTCCTGGAACAGCTCGTTGGGGACCTCGCTGTACCCGGTGAGCTTCAGCGCCTCCAGCACGACNCGGCCGAACGACGCCTCGGACTCCGACAGCGCGCCGGCCTCCTCGGTCCAGTAGCCGATCATGCCGCCGTACACCGAGGAGGCGTGCGAGGTGTCGTCGATGGTCGGCAGCGGAACACGCAGCGAGTCCATCGGGATGACGGTGGCGCGCGGCCGGACGATCGCCATCTCCAGCGCGACCTGCAGCAGGTTGGACCGCAGCGTCTCGGGGATCAGGAACCCGCCGTCGGAGGGGATCGTGGACCCGTAGGAGTTGCGGATCTCGGTCATCTTGGTCTGCGCGGTGACCGCGGCCGGGTTGGAGTTGCGGTAGTGGATCGCGCGCAGGAAGTCCTCGGGCCGGTTGAACAGGCCCGCGGCGTCGATCTTCGCGCCGGGCGCCTCGCTGTTGTACAGCGTCGTCTTGGGCAGGGTCCGGGAGTTCTGCGGGTCGAGGTTGACCCGGCGGACGCCCTCGGCCTCGTGCTCGCGCAGCCATTCGGCGAGGACGAGCTGGGTCTCCTCGCGGATCTGCGCGGCCAGCTCGGTGCCCTGGCCCTGGAGGGCGGTGGCGTAGTTGCGGACGAAGGTGGCGAAGTCCGCGGTGGGCTTGCCGCCCTCGAACAGGTCGGCGACACGGCCGTCGTTGAGCATCTCCTCCAGCTCGGTGGCGCTGGTGGGGATCGGGGTCTTAGTCACGGAAGGCTCCTTTCAGCGCCTCGCGGAGGGCCGTCAGGTCGACGGCGGGTTCGGGGTTGCGGTTGGTGGGCAGGACGGGTGCGGGCGCGGCGGCCCGGCCGGCGAAGGTGAAACAGGTCAGGTCGAACCGGGCGGCGGCCGCGGGGGCGGCCGGCTCCTCGGGCTCCTCGTCGGGCTCGGCGGTCTCGTCGGCCAGCCCGGCGGCGACGGCCTCGGCGCCGTTGAACCACGTCTCGGCGCGCATCAGCGCCCGCCAGTCCGCGACGTCGTTACCGGCGCGGTCGGCGTAGATCGAGGCGATGGTGTCGGAGACCCGGTCGAGGAGACCGCGCATCTGCTCCATGTCGGCGGCGTTGCCGTACACGAACCCGCTGGCGTCGTGGATCATCATCTGCGACGCGTTGTTCATCGTGATCGTGTCGCCGGCCATGGCGATGAACGAGGCGGCCGACGCGGCGAGGGAGTCGACCACGACGTTCACGGCGGCGGGGTGGCCGCGCAGCGCGTTGTAGATCGCGATGCCGTCGAACACGTCCCCGCCGGGCGAGTTGATCCGCACGGTGAGGGCGGGGGTGGCGACCTGCGCGAGGGCGTCGATGACGTCGCGGGCGGTGACACCCCAGTAGCCGATCTCGTCGTACACGAGCATCTCGGTGGCGTCGCCCTGCGCGGCCATGCGCAGCTGCCCGCGCCCCTCCGGCAGCGCCGGGCGGGGCCGGGCATCACGCGCGGCCAGGACGCGGTTCACGTCCGCCATGAGCGCCGGGGAGATCCTCACGTGTCCTCCAGGTTCCAGCGGGCCACGACCGTCCCGCGGCAGCGGACCCCGCCCTCGCAGTCGCGGTAGGGCCCGGCGCCGTAGGCGGCCCACACCTCGCCCAGGTCGGTGAACTCGGTGCCGTCGATCTCGGCGCACGGCCCGCACCGGTTGCGGTCGTTGACCTCGGTCGCCACGTAGGTCGCGGCGGGTGCGGCGTCGAGGGTGGCGATGCGGCCGAGGTTCTGCGCACGGTGCATGGCGCCGCCGAGCTGGTCACGCCGGAACCGGTCGGACAGGCCCCGCAGGAAGTTCCCCACCCGCCGCGCGATGGACCGGGCGGACGAGCCCGGCGTGAACAGCCGCAACGCCTCCCGCCCACCACTGGACGCCAGGTCGGACGCCAGCAGACCCACCGTCGCCACGGCGATGCCGGCCAGCTCGGCACCCCAGTCCACCGGCCGCGGTGCCTGCGCGCGGACACCTTCGTCCACCGGGGGCGGGGTGACGGTGACGCCCTGCGCGGCGGCCTCGGCTGCCATCTGGTCGGCGGCGGCGGTGGCCATGTCCGCCAGCGCGTTCCGCAGGACGGTGGTGGCCTGGTCGGTCGGCGCGGTGAGGGTCGACAGGGCGGAAAGGTCGGGGTCGTCGCCGTCGAGGATGGTCTCGATCTGGTCTTCGAGGGCGGTGATCTGGTCTTCGAGGGCGGGTGCCCAGTCGTCGAGTAGGCGCGTGAGGGCGCCGTCGAAGGAGGTGCGGACGGCTTCGAGGGCGTCGTCCTCGGCGGCGTTGCGGACACGCAGACGCGCGGCAGGGGACTCCTCAGGGGTCGGCGCGGGCGGCGGAGGCGCGGGAGCCGGTTCGGGTTCGGGCTGCTCGGGCAGCTCGTAGCCGAGCATCGGCAGCAGCAGCGGCGCCAAAGTGGGCGCGCCCTTCACCAGGTCGATGAGCAGTTCCCGGTCGGGGTCGGCGCCCGGCTGCCCGAACGGGATGTCGGGCAGGTCGAGGGCCTTCAGCACCTCGGGCCCGTACGCGCCGGCCTCGACCAGGTCCCGCGCGGCCTTGGCCTTGGACTCGCGTTCGCGGTCGTCGGCCTCCCGGTCGGGCGGGGTCGGGTCCTCGTAGTCGAACTCCACGCCCTCGCCCGTGGATCCGAACATGGGCAGGAAGTCGTTGTTGAGGGCCTGCTTGATCCGCTCCAGCCGGGGGACGATCAGCCACCGCGCGAAGTCCGCCGACGCGGCCTCGGCGTTGGCGCGGTTGACGTCGTCGGACCCGCCGAGCATGTGCTTGTGGACGCCGAACGCNTCACGGATGATCTCNCGNGANACGCCGCGNAGCTCGGCGAACTGCATGTCGCGCTGGGTGAACTTGCGGTCCTTCCAGGTGCCGTGTTCGAGGATCGCGACGCGGTGCGCGTTCGCGACGCCCTGGTGCTGCTCGTTCCAGCGGGCGCGGAGCTGGTTGAACTCGCGGTCGTCCAGGGCCTCGGGGACCTCGATGATCCCGCCCGGCTCGGCCGAGTTGAGGAAGAAGTTCCGGTTCCACTCGGCGCTGTAGCGGGTGGCGTCCAGGTCGGCGAGGAGGGTCTGCACGGGGCCCATGCCTCGG